AATCCACCCTTTGCTAGACCGATTGGAAATATCAACGGGAATCTATCAAAGTAAGGCAATGTTGCTGCGTGTTTAGCATTGTATGTAAACAGATATAAATTTCCGAGTGCTATTTTATTGACCGCTTGGGACGCAGATTCTTTTTGTATTTTGCTTGCATCTAACGTACCTTGCTTGCCTACTTTCTTTGCTTGATTACGATACCATACTCTTGCCTCATCCGATCTCGCCGGAACCTGACCGCTTTTGATGCCTTTAAGCAATATCTTATCGAAAATTTGTGCCATTTATTTTATTCCTAGTTCATGCTTCGCTTTAATATGTTGCGACAAATTACCTTTACCTTTAATTTGTTTCTGGCAGAATTCACATGTGAATACAGGTCTGGATAATGCCTTAATTCTAATTTTTTCTTTGGTTATATCTGAATGATTTATATCTTTATTCCAAGCAACATAATTGCCATTCTCTTTTCTGGTTTCAACAGCCTTGTCGCATCTATTTTTATCATAAACACCTACAGATCCGCCGTGTTTTGTTTTAGGACTTCTACCTAAAATCCACTCTACACCTCTGGGTTTTCTATTGCGTGAAACTTCTTCTAGGTTATTTATGTTATAATACCATTTCAAATCCTTTTTAGAATTTCTTAATTTTACCAAAGTTTTTTCAGACCTTTTATAAGCGTGACCTTCGCAACCTGGACCGCCGTACGTAAAATTATGAAGAATTCCACCTTGCGTTTTTAAACCATGCCATTTTATTAGTCTACGCTCTAAGGCGAATGATCCAATTTCCGATAGATTATTTTCACAAATTATTATTCTTGATTTGTCAATAGGTTTTCTTGCGTTTTGGTGTACTGCCCAAGCTCTCTTACCGCTGCCTTTACCTATATAATAAGGAGTCCCATCTTCTCTTACATAAGCATATACATAGAAATTATATATCATTTTATACCCAACTCAAATTCAGTCATTAAAATAAATTCCCAACCTCTGTCAAGGCAATAATGTCGTGCCGCTTTCCACTTTGCATCATTGACTCCATATGTTTTTACCTCATTAAGATATCGTCTTGATATTCTACCCGTAGGTGTTTTATTTTTCTTTTTGATATCAGGCGGCAATGTTTGAGCATAAGGTTTAATTTCTATCATAATAGTTTTCTTTAATCCATCAGTTCGATCTAATTTGTAGACTACAACGTCTGGAAAATACCTATGCCGTTTTCCGTCTATTGGAGACGTATAAGGCACAATGTGTTCTTCGGATGCCCACCAAATTATGTCTGGGTGTGCATCAACAACTCTAAAAAATTTTAATTCCCATAAGGAACGATACGTAATTTTTCCAGCATCACCTCGATATTTCTTAGGATTTTTTGGTTTAAATTTTCCGCTGTACGCCATAAATAAATTCACCTTCTATTATAAATACATTCATAACACGTATTTATAAAAACAATAATAGTTAGAGGCAAAATAATGGCAAGAGTAACCCGCCCAGAAGAACTTAAAAATAGAAAGAAATCTAACAAAACAAGAATTTTTTCGTATCCATCTAAACCGATGCCGCATTCTATGCTTATGATTTTTAAAGAATATGATCACAGCGAACTTTATAAAAAAATTGAAAGTGAAAGTGGTGTTCTTGTAACAGGTCGAACGTTAGGAATAACTTCTTCAACAAACACTTTTGCTAAGGAAGGTATCGTTATTGAATTACCTATGCCTAAGCAATTAAATGATTCGACTAAAATTAATGCGGGTCCTTTTGAAAAAGGTGCGAAGACAGAAGCACTTATTAACAACGTCAACGAATTAATAAAGGACGGAAAGAATAAGGCGGCAGGGGATTTATTATCTGGCGGTATTGCTGCTGCAACAGGAAAACTTCAAAGTATAGGCGCAGAAATATCAGGTGCGGATAGTCTCGGTTCATTTATTGCTGGGAAAGGACAGACAGCAGCGATTGCCGCGGCACAACTTGCAAGAAAATATTTGCCTGGAGATTTACAAAGTACTGTAAACAGTGCATTAGGAACGACAAGTAACCCAAGAGAGACAATGGGTTTTAACGGTGTCGGATTGAAAACATTTAATTACACATGGGAACTTATGCCTAGCAGTCAAGCAGATTCCGATGTAATAAGAGATATAGTAAAGGCAATTAAACGTTCTATATTACCAGAAATTGCAACGGAAGGGATCGCACTTCCGAGATCGTTTTTGTCATATCCAAGTCTTGTATACATATCATTGCTCGGTGTTGATGAAGATTATTTTTTCAGATATAAACCTTGCATGGTAACTGGATTCAATGTCACATACAGCGGAGGTGATACAATGTCTATAATGAAAGGCGGCAAACCTGGCATGGTAGTAATTGAAATGAGTATGACAGAAGTACAAATCCATACAGCAGAAGAAATAGACGAGGTTTAAAAATGGCAAGTTATTTTAAAAATTTCCCACTGATAGAATACAACGGTCGAAAGATTCGTGATATTACCAGACGCAGCGGATTCAACAAAAGTATTGCTAGCAATCCGTATCTTTATATGCCGTATACAGTTTCGGAAGGTGAACGCGCAGAAGATATAGCAGATTTCTATTACGGTTCTGTAGATTACATATGGTTAGTTTATTTGTCGAATAACATAATCGACCCGTATCTAGACTGGACACTCAGTGCCGCAGATTTCAACAATTATCTAATTGAGAAATATGCTGACGAATCTGGTTTGACAGGTGATGCAGTAGTTGATTGGACACGACAAGAGACATTTGTTAATGAAATAGGTGTTACCGAAGATTTCACAGAAAATATAATATATTATTATAAGGAGGTTTAAATGGCCGTTGACATAATTAAATTATCACCAGAATCATTTCGAACAATATACTTGAGAAATGAAAGTAGAATCATTCTACGTACTGAAAAAGGTAGGAAGATTATTATTAAACGTATCATACCGGAAGAGTGGATACCATTTAGAGTGTATGAAAAAGAAGATATAATTAATCAAAACAAAAGAGAAATATTCTTGTTTGATAATCGCTTCACCGCACAAATAGATCGCGAATTTGCGTCGAGCATAAGTGAGGAATAATGTCAAGTAATTTCAAACCCTCAGAAGTTGACATAATATCAGTTAAACTTAAAAACTACGCTGGCGATAAAGAGTTAGAAATATCAGCACAAGTTTTTGGCATATCATTCTATCAATCAATAGAAGCAACCTCTTGGTCTGGCATGATGCAAATACTAGATACTACTGGATTGCTTGAGAAATTTCCGCTACGTGGGGAAGAATCTTTAGACATTATACTTCACGCGCATGATTTAGATTATGAGATCAATCTTAAATGTCATCTACATAAAATAGACGGAGTAGAGACTACAACCGATGCTGACGGGGTAACATTCACGGCACACTTTATGTCCAAGACAAGTTTTCATGCAAGCAATAAAAAAGTATCTCGCGGGTACACTGAATTTACGGCCGCCGAGATTGCAGAAACTGTATTCAAAACATTCTACAATGAAATAAAACTTGTACAACCAAAAGGTGAATCAGACAAACAACCATACGGCGGCAAAAAATATTCTTTAATCGGTGTGAATGATTCGGTAAGAGGCGTTAAAAAGCATTTATTCATCCAACCTAGTTCGGGTGTTCTTAGGTCTGTAATCCCTAATTACCCGTCTGCTGATGCAATGACTTTTTGTGCAAGAAGATCTTTCAGTAACAATTCTACGTCAAGTTCTTTTAGGTTTTTTGAGACGTTGAACTCATATGAATTTGTGACAGATGAATATTTAATTAAACGCGCAACGGATACACTAAAAGGCAAGATAACAAAAATTAAATATCTTGCGTACGGTGCGATAGGCACGATTGACCCAAGAGAACCAATTGGACAAATAGAAACAATTGAAACATTCGCGAATCCTAAGAGGATAAGCATAGCAAATGATGTTTATTCAGGTGGATATAAAAATACTATATTTGAAATTGATTTGACAAGACGAAAGGTTTCTGTTAAGGAGTTCGATTACACGAAAAATGGTAATTTCATAAGCATGGGTGGAGTAAAACCCAAGAATGCAGAAAATACGCACACACAAAAATTCGTAGACGAGACATTCACAGCAAATAATTCGAAGCGTATGTTGATGTTTAAAGATTATTCAAGTGCTGATGATATTGCAAACAAGGATACCACACTTAGATCCGATCAACATTACCCAGAAATTGTTTCTAATCGCGTGGCATATAATCATCATGTCAGCAATACAGAGACAACAATTATGGTTAGAGGTCGATTAGATATAATGCCAGGTGATGTTGTTTCCATTGATGCAAAAGGTTTTTCTGGTAACAGAGACGGCAATGATAATGATCAACTGTCTGGAAAATATCTTGTACACACTTCGGTGCATTCTATCAGTGATGATATATTAACCACCGATTTAAGATTAATTAAATATGATTGGAGTTCTTAATAATGAATGACTCAGGAATAGGTATCAGAAATCCACTTTTCTTTATAGGTGTCATTGAAGATAATATAGATAAACGTCTAGAAGGTCGCGTTAAGGTTCGAGCATTCAGCATCCACGGCACGCAAGAAGAAGTTCCAACTGCCGCACTTCCTTGGGCAATTTGTGCTTCTGGGCATTACGATCCGAATTCACCAATACCTCCTTTGAACTCATTTGTTTACGGAATGTTTTTGGATGGGAGAGAAGCACAGGTGCCGCTTGTATTGGGTCTAATCCCTTCGCAATTTGCTGAATTTAATAATCCGATTGTAAGCGGTTGGGGTGTAACTCCACCGGAAGATGGTGAGGTATCCGCAAAAGGTTCTGGTCCTCGCGATTTTGGACAACCTCAAAATTCTAGACTGGCACGCGGTGAAAGTTTAGAAGAAAGTTATATTCTGTCACAAGAATTAAATAGAGTAGAAGACGCAAAAGTGGCAGGGACAGACGAAAAGTGGTCAGAACCATGTTCAGCATATGCGGCAAAATATCCATATAATCGCGTGATAGAAACAGCAAAACACTCAATTGAGATAGATGATACGCCTGGTGCCGAGCGCATAATGGTTAGACACGGTGCTGGTTCATTCATTCAAATGGACTCAACCGGAACTACAACCTATAAGTCAGCAAAAGACTCTTTTCACATCACAAGCGAAAATGAGCACGTTCACGTAAGAGGCAGAAGCGTTGTTCATATTCACGGTGATAGTCATGTATATACACATGGTGACAAAATCGAAGAAATCAACGGAAATTATAAAATGATGTGTCGTGGTAATGCCGAGTTTACTGTTGCAGGTCAAATGAACTTAAATGCAGGTGCAATGATTCAAGCACGTGCCAGTGACATTAAGATCGAAGCAAACGTAGGAATGATAACAGCGAAGGCATTCAAGTCCGTTCATATTGCTGCTGATGAAGCGTTGATCGTAAATGTTGACACAGTAAACCTTGCTGCGCTGGAAGATATTAATTTATTCTCAGGACGAGCATTTAAAGCAACTTCTGTAATAGATGCGTCGATAACGGCAAGTAACATATCAATATTTGCAGGTTCCTTACTTCCATCAGTAATCTTGAAAAACGGCCTAAGTCTTCACAGTAATGATAAAATGACAATACAATCAATAAAAACTTTAGATATGTTATCGTTGACAAAGGCATCATTAAATGGTTCTACCGTAGATATCGCACTGGGATTACCTATACCTTCATTACCTGCCTTTTCACTTGCATTGCCGACATATAATCCGTCGGAAATTGTTATGGCAGAACCTGTATCCATGTCAGCAAAAGTTCTGCCGGGTAAGAGGTACAGTTCAGGTTGTGCTGGAGGAGTAATATCAGCAGATGATAGCATTTCACAAATTAAAAAGGGGACTTAAATAATGTCTGAATGTATAGACCCAAGCAATCAAATACAACAAAATGTATTAAGGAGCAGCAGTGGACCGCAGACCAATGCCAATGGAGAATTCACATTAAATAAAATTGACGTTTTCAGCAAAGAATTGACTGCAAATATTGTTTCCGATGCACAGACAAATCCAGTTGTAATTGCAGTGGGTAAATACGGAGAAAGTTTTTATAGTTCATTATCATTGCTTAACAACACGTTTATTAATACGGATGCAACGAGATTACGTTTAGATGAATTTCCATCATTGACTGCCCGACTTGAATCTTCAACAACAATATCAGCAATTGAATTTGCCGACTTCTTAGATCAATACGGATACAATCCAAGAACGTTGACGACAAAAAGCGGAAGTAATTCTCAAAGTGTATTATTTGAACTAGATGATTATTACGGAAGAACAATTAAAACGGGTGCACTTGCATCATTGTGTAATACATTCCAGAGCATATTCGGTGCAGTAGATGGTTTCTTTGCTTTATTGGGTGAGATCTCAGATCTGGTTAGTTTGGTACTTGAGAAAGTTATTGACTTCAAAAATTTCTTGGCAAACGCGGCAGAACAAGCAGTGATTCTCGTATTGATTAATGAAATTAAAAAGAGAATAAAGGCAGAGATTGATAAAATACTTTCAAGAATAGAAGCGATAATTACGAATTTAATAAATAGCATATCACAGACACTTCAAAATATAAGTACGTTTATAGATGAAACGACCATACGTGGAATTATGAAGCAGAAAGATGATACATGTCTTATTTTCTCAGAAGACAACAAAAGTAAAATACGCGCAATAATAATAGGTGCTTTTGATCGCGCAGTAAGTCTTTTTGAGAATCCGAGTATTGCACAAGTAGAATTTTTCATCGCTAGAATATGTTCATTTCTAACAAATATTGAAGCGTTGTTTAATGACGTAACAACTCCAATGAAACAGTTCGAATTCAAATACACAAGAATTGCAAACAGACTGACGACAATTTCGAATATTACGACTTCAACCGCATTACGCGCAGGTGCGATTCGATACAGTCCAGAGGTAAAAAGAGAAAATATAAATAAGATAAAATCGCAATGGGAAGGTAAGAGTGGTCAAGTACTGACTCCAAACGGAACGATTCCGATAAATCCACCAAGACCCAGTGTTGATGAATTTTTAGATATTCCAAGTTGCAGTAGCATTTTTTCAGGTTCAAGTTCTACGATAGGTGTTGACGGTGAAAGTTTTAAAGATGAATTGCTAGGAATGCAAGGATACACAGGACTTGATTATTCGCTGCGTGTATATCTTGTTAGGATGAGTAAAGATTTGGGTAAGAAAATTATAATAACATTTGGTTGGGTTAGTCAAGAATATAACAGTGCTGTTTTTTCTTCGCCGGAATCACCTCACCTAAGTGGACTTTGCGTTAATGTGACCACTAACGATTTCGACGCAGACGTATTAAAACAAGCAGCATTCAGAGCAGGATTTAGAACTGCAAAATCGTATGATGATTACATTCATTTAGACGTAAGAACAATCTTAGGCGCATAACATGACAATACCAGTATTTACGAACAGGACAAAGAAACCAGATCTATTTTCTGATATTAAAAAGGACTTGATTTTAAGTCCAGTGTCAGGTGATATCACATTATTCAAAAATGAAGATTCGGTAAAAGAATCAATAACGAATTTAATTTTGACAGACAAAGGTGAACGCCTAATGCGTCCCTTACTCGGTGGAGGTATACGAGAATTGCTGTTCGAAAATTTGATACCGTCCACAATAAAAATAATAGAAGACCGAGTACGTTCAACAATCGAACTGTACGAACCTCGTGCTGAACTCATAGACCTAATCGTCAAATCGAATATTGATGATGCTAGCATCAAGGTAACAATTAAATTTTTTGTCATAAACGTAGACCAACCCGTAACGTTAGACGTTATTTTAGAAAGGATAAGATAAATGGCACAACCTAAAACGCCGATCACTGAACTTGATTTTGACGGAATAAAAACACAATTAAAAGAATTCCTGCAAAACCAAACACAGTTTAAAGATTATAACTTCGAAGGTTCTAACTTAAATGTAGTTCTTGATGTGTTAGCATACAACAGTTTTCAAAACAACTTTTATACGAATATGGCAATAAATGAAATGTTTTTAGATACTGCACAGTTGAAAAACTCGTTATCTTCACATGCAAAAGAATTGAACTATTTACCTAGATCTCGCAAATCAGCAAGAGCAGTTGTCAAGTTGACGGTAACGACTCAGCAAGGTGACACTAATCAAACTGTAATCATTCCACAATATTCTGAATTCACAACAACATTCGGTGGTCAAAATTTTACTTTTGCCACAAACGAAACATACATTGCAAGGAAGATTTCAAACGGTGTTTACGTCACTGATGAAATTGTTATTCTAGAAGGTGCTGTATTGACAAGTTTTGAACGTGAAGGTTTCATAGTTGATGCCGAAGGATTCTTGCAAGTTGCATTGACAAACGAAAATGTTGATACAGATTCACTTGTCGTATTCGTTGATGCAGAACAGACCGAAGATCAAAACATCTATACATTCACAAAAAGTATATTTGGCATAGGACCGGAAGATAAAGTGTTTTATGTTGAACCATTTTTTGACGATAGATATTCCATATATTTCGGACACGATGTATTTGGGCAACAACCTACTGAAGCAGAAGACGTTAGGGTACAATACAGAATAACAAGTGGTGTCGAAGCAAACGGTGCGACGGGTTTTGTTGCTAGTTTTATTGAAGGTGCTAGCATAAGTGTTGAGACAATAACAAAAGCATTGGGTGGAGCAGAACGTGAAAGCGTTGAAAGTATTAGATTCTTCGCACCTAAATCAATTCAGATACAAGAACGCGCAATAACAACGAGTGATTATGAAGTATTACTTAAACAACAATTTCCAGAAATCACTGCTGTATCAGCATATGGAGGCGATGAATTAGATCCGCCGCAATTTGGAAAGGTTGCTATATCTGTATTCTTGCAAGACGACGCACAATTGGTTTCGGCAACATTAGCAAATTCATATATTGAATATTTGGATTCAAGAAGTCCGCTCAGTATTGAACCTATATTTGTGTCAACAAAGTTTTTGTATGCAGATTTAACTGTCAACGTATCAACGACCTCTAAACTTGCCACAAAGTCATTGGACGAAATAGAAAGTCTGGTACGTGCGAAAATAAAAAGTTTTTCTAATACGTCGCTTGAAGATTTCAACAAGACATTAAGGTTGTCGAAATTATCCAGCAATATCGACACGATAGATTCAGCAATAAACAGTAACGATATTACTGCTAAACCTATTATTGAATATTCACCACCATTGAGAATAACAACAAATCCTACGTTTAAGTTTTCTGCCGAATTGATAACTCCATATGCGTACAGAGATACTAGCGGATTTATGAATTTTAAACCTGCAATCAAAAGTAGTTTGTTTGATATCGCTGGGGTTTGTGTTTTTATACAAGACGATGGATTAGGCAACATACAACTAGTAACTGACGATTTAGTTAATCAGACAATTATTGATCCCACAGCAGGGACAGTAGATTACAAAACAGGCGAAGTGAAATTAGTCAATTTTAAAGTTGATTCTTTTGTAGGTTCTGCTATAAAAATAATTGCAACCACATTAGGCAATGATTTGAAATCGCCAAAAGGTCGTGTATTCATTATAAGAGATGATGATGTAAAAGTGAACGTCACAGTTGAAGAACGCTTTGTTGGTGGAAATACATCATCAGTTAATAATTTCCGATAAGGTATTGAAATGTCATACTCACATATAGAAAAAAACATTGCATTCTTAATCAAGCAACAGTTCCCTGCTATCTACAGAGAGAACGGACCAGAACTTATTGCTTTGATAGAGGAATATTACAGATTTCTTGAAACGCAAGAGAATCAAAGTCATTACGTCGCACGTAGATTATTTGAGTATAGAGATATTAATACTACTCTGGAAAGTATGCTTATATTTTTTCAAAAGAAATATCTGGCAGATCTACCGTTTAATCAAGACAGCGTAAGGATTGCAGTTAAAAATATTACGGAATTATATCGACGTAAAGGAACGAAAGCAGGAATTGATTTATTTTTCAGTGCATTCTTTCAAGAACAGGTCGAGATAATATATCCAGCAAAGCAAATGCTGAAACCTTCGTCTTCGGATTGGAGAACAGGTACGTATTTGCAAATGTTACCTAATGCAGATTCTTTTATTTCACAATCAGGAATCGAATATACATATAACAATTTGGTAGGTAGAAACATTAAAGGTTCTATATCAAATGCAGTTGCTTCTGTAAATAAAATCAACTTTACTTTATTGAACGGTGTAATAACTCCAATAATTTATATTGATAACGTCCGAGGCACGTTCCTTAAATTTGATGATATTCTGTCTAACATAAAAGATGAAGTTGTAATTTTCGGAAGATTAAATGGTTCACTGAGTGCACTTGAAATTGATGCAAATTTTGGAGGCACTGATGGGAATGAAGTCGGTGATATTTTCGATGTTGAATCTCAGTTCGGTTCTGGTGGTAAGGCGATTGTAACAAACGTATCCGAAGAATTTAACGGTACAGTATCATACACAGTTGTAGATGGAGGTTGGGGGTACAGTATTGAAAATACAAGATTATTGGTTTCAGATCAAGTAATAATTTTGATAAACAACCCACCTGAATTATTCATAGGTGAAAGGATAGGGAACACAACTGGCACTGGAATCGTAATAGGTCAATCTAACAATACAGTAGGTGTAAAAACAGCAGTACCGTTTTCAGTAAATAACCCTAACGACACGATAAACACACTTGATAGGACAGACAACATTCAATTAGGTTTGATTGAAAGAATCACAGCAAAGAATGACAGTTCGCCAGGTGATAATGCACGAATAGAAAGATTAAGCAATCAATCCGAATTATCAATAATAACAGACGTACTCGACGACTTCAAGGACGTTACTTTAGATTCAGCAGATTATGGAATGTCAGGTTCTGGTTCTGAGAATTTAAACACAACAATTGAAGATGCTTTTTTGTCAACAATAATCACAGTAGGTACAATTGACGCGCTGGTAAATGTTAACCCGGGTCAAGATTACTTAAACGATGTTTTTGCTATTGCGGTCGATGATTTCGTATCAACATTTAATAGACGAGATCAAATTTTATCCGTTGCTGAATTGGCAGGTACAATAAGCATAAATGATATCATAAGAGAAACAGGAACATTGATAGAAGGTATTGTTAGAAGTATAGACACGATAAATAAAACTGTAACAATAACCCCTTTTGATTACGGCGGATTCAGTGTATTAGGTGAAGACGCATTTACACGATTGTCAGGTTCTGGCGGAAGTTTTGAGGTTCTCGGCATCGACGTTGATTTTGATTCTGCTGTATTTGGTTCGAACGCGAACATTGACGGAGAGACGAAGTTTGCAGTAGGAAGAATATCAGAAGTTGAAATAGTCGATTCTGGGTTTGGATATGGACAAGGACAAGAAGCATTTTTGGTCAAAGATAATTCCATTGTTGCAAGAGCAATAATATCGTCTGAGATACAAGGAAAGACCGAAGGGTTTTGGGGTCAATTATCATCACAGTTGAACGGAAGAATCGAAGACGCAAACAACCCGGGTGATTTGAGTAAGG